CACCATGTTCGTAGAGGTTTTGAACTTATGTATCGTAATTTAATGGATGGCGGTCGTGCTTCTACAGCCACAATTGAATATATGCAGCAATATGGTGTTCACCCACAAGTAGGTCTTACAGAAGTAAGTGGATACATTAAGTTTGTGAATGATGGGATCTCAAAAGGAAACATCCCACACTCAAATCATTTAGAAGAATTCTTAGATGAAATGGCAGACAAATACTTCAAGTTTGCTGATGAAACTACTGACCGTATCTATGGTAAGAAAGATGTATTCAATTCTGAGTATATGGTTCGTCTACCAAAACAATCAGAAACTGAAGAAAGTACAGAAGAGGAAACTCCTACTGAAGAATAATGGCTGATTTAACAAAACAAGCATACAAGAAAACAGAGTTTACTGATGAACAACTCTTAGAATTCAGTAAATGTGTTGATGATCCTTATTACTTTTTGAATACATACTTTACTATTCAGCACCCTACTAGGGGTAGTATGGTGTATAAAGCATATAAGTATCAGGATGAACTTGTAAACTCTTATCACAACTATAGATATTCTATTTCAATGCTCGGCAGGCAGATGGGCAAATCAACCACTGCAGCCGGGTATTTGTTGTGGTATTGTATGTTTAATCCAGACCAAACAGTTTTAATCGCAGCACACAAGTATTCAGGTGCGCAAGAGATTATGCACAGAATTAGATATGCATATGAAATGTGTCCTGACCATATTCGCTGTGGTGTTGTATCATACAACAAAGGGTCGATTGAGTTTGATAACGGTTCTCGTATCATCGCACAAGCGACAACAGAAAACACAGGTCGTGGTCTTTCTATTTCACTTCTATATGCAGACGAATTTGCATTTGTTAGACCTACGATTGCGAAAGAATTCTGGACTTCTATCTCTCCTACACTTGCTACTGGCGGTAAAGCGATTATCACATCTACACCTAACTTAGATGATGACCAGTTTGCTCTTATCTGGCAAGGTGCTAACAAGCGCATTGATGAATACGGAAACGAAACACAAGTCGGTGTGAACGGCTTTAGGCCATATATGGCTATCTGGAGTGAACATCCAGACCGTGACGAACAATGGGCAGGTGAAGAAAAAGGGCGAGTCGGTGCTGAAAGATTTATGCGTGAACACGAATGTAAGTTTGTCGCATTTGACGAAACTCTTGTTGATAGCATAAAGTTAACTCAGTTTAAAGGCGTTGAACCGCACAAAAAGACCGGACAAATCAGATGGTTTGAACCAATCAAAAAAGAATCTACCTATGTTATTGGACTTGATCCTGCTATGGGTACAGGTGGAGATAATGCTGCTATAGAAGTATGGTCATTGCCTGAACTAAGACAAGTAGCAGAATGGCAACATAATAAAACAGATATAAGAGGACAAGTAAGAATTTTATATGACATTCTTCAGATTTTAAAAGAAGAAATGTTAGAATTAGGAAATAAGTCTCCGGAGATTTATTGGAGTGTGGAGAACAATTCATTGGGAGAAGCTGCGCTTATTGTAATTGATGAAATGGATGAAGATAAATTTCCAGGAGAATTTTTGCACGAACCTAAAAAACGAGGTGCGTCACGGGCTATAAGAAAAGGCTTTACAACGACACATAAAACTAAAATTACAGCGTGTATGAAGTTGAAGGCTTGGATAGAAAGTGATAAGATGGAACCTCTAAGTAAAAATCTAATCAGAGAACTGAAAACTTTTGTTGCCAGCGGTAAGTCATATCAAGCAAAACTAGGAGAAACTGACGATTTAGTAAGTGCAACTCTTCTTTGTGTCAGACAAATACAAGTAATTTCACGATTTGATGAACAATATGAAACACTTCTGGGCGAAAGTTTAGATAGTGATGATTATGATATGGATCCACTGCCAGTTATATTTTAATAGTTTTGATAAATACTATAAAGGAAATTAACTATGGCTGTAAATTTTGAAAATCTAGCAGAAAAGATTATGCGTGTTATCCAAGGTAATGGACTGACACCTCAAATGTTTTCTGATAAAGACGGTAAAAGTGTTGCTGATCCAACAGAAGCAAGATACTTTTATACAAAAGAACCAAATCTAATGGTGTTCTTGAACGATAATGACGAAGAATTAAAATTTCATATGGGCGAAATGGTGGATATTGACGATCCAAAAGTTAGCAAGATTATGAAATCTTTAAGAAATATCGCCCGTGAGTACATGTTAGATTTTGATATTAGAACATTCGGAAAGCACATAGAACCAAAAAATTATTCATATAAAATAGAACAAAACAAGGAGCAGGAAATGACTGATGTATTCAATGAGGGTATTTCTCCACTAGAAGGATCATCACGCACGAGTCGCCAAACACTAGAAAATGTAAGACTTATTGTAAAACATAAAGCACCAGTAAACGAAGAATCTCGTGGCGCTCGTTCTCGTAATATTTCATCAATATTTATTGAGAATGCAGATGGTGAACGATTTAAATATCCATTCAAACATCTTAATGGTGCAAGAGCGATGGCTCGTCATGTTGCAACAGGCGGCGTACCAAGTGATATGGTAGGTGAAGCGATTGTTGAAAAGTCTGCTAATCTTTCAAAATTAAAAGAATTTATGAATGTTGTCAATAAACAAAGTCTTGTAAATGAAAATAACCGTTCTATTGTAGCAAATGTAAAACAACAAATTGAAGGTATCAAAGAGAGTATCAAAAAAATTCAAACAGCAAAAGGATACACAGCATTTGTAGAGTCTATGGCTCTGAATGAAAATTCAGAAGAAGTAGAAATTTCTGAAGATGTATTCAATGATTATGTTTCTAAATTTACAAAATCAACTTTTGAAGAATCACTAAAAGATATCTTACCACTTGTTCATCGTGTAAACGAAGAAGAAATGGAAAACAATCGTGCAAATCTTGTTTCCCGTGTTAAAGATATCATTATGTCAAAAAACAAAGACGGCGAAATGAAAAATCGTATTTACTTTCCTGTTCGTAATGATGGATATGATTTTGATAAAATTAAAAAGCAATATAATGAACCTACAAATGCAGAAGATGCAGCGACACGAAAAATGGATATGATTGCATTAGAATTAGATGATATCGCACACCGTGTTGATGTTGATACAACAGATGACAAGAAGCGTAAAAACAAAGGGCATGACCGTGCCGCTGAACTATCAAATTTCTTGACTGATGTAGCAGAAGAAATTCGCAAGAATCCTAAGGGCGTCGGCAAAGAAAAAATTCAACTTGCCGGATATCTATTAAAATTATCTAAGACACAAAAAGAAGAAGCAGAAGCAGTGTCTGCAGATGAAAGAATTGATGAAATGCTGAGTGAAGCATTTTCAAAATTTGACTTAGAATAATACAATAAAAAATATTTTAAAAAAGGGGGCTTTGGCTCCCTTTTTTTGCTTGACTTTGATAAATAAAACTGTTATTATCAATCTATTAACTTAGAGAGGTATAACATCTAGGCTAATACAAAACTAATACATGACTAATATAGGCTAATATAGGAGAAAACATTATGGCAACTTTAGCAGAAATTCGTGCAAAACTGCTTGCACAAGAAAACAAAGCAGAAACTAATTCCAATCAAAATCGTGGTACTGATGCAATTTATCCATTCTGGAATATGGAAAATGACAGCACTGCGGTTATCCGATTTCTTCCAGATGCAGATAACGGCAACACATTCTTCTGGCGTGAGCGTCAGGTGATTAAGATGCCTTTTGCTGGTGTTGTAGGTGGCGAACAAAAGCCGATTACAGTACAAGTTCCTTGCATTGAAATGTGGGGCGATACATGTCCTGTACATGCAGAAATTCGTCCTTGGTTCAAAGATCCAGCAATGGAAGACTTGGGTCGTAAGTACTGGAAGAAGCGTTCATACATCTTCCAAGGGTTTGTAGTAACAGATCCAATGAACGAGGAATCACCAGAAAATCCAATCCGTCGTTTTGTGATTGGTCCACAAATCTTCAAACTGCTAAAGGCAGCGTTGATGGATCCAGATATGGAAAACATGCCAACTGATTACGATGCAGGCACAGACTTCCGTTTGACAAAAACTCAAAAAGGCCAGTATGCAGATTACTCTACTTCAAACTGGGCTCGTAAAGAGCGTTCACTAAATGAAGCAGAGCGTCAGGCAATTGAAACTCATGGTCTATTTGACTTGAATGAGTTTATGCCAAAGCGTCCTTCACAAGAGGAATTAAATGTAATCATGGAGATGTTTGAGGCATCAGTAGATGGCGAACTGTATGATCCACAGCGTTGGGGTAACTTCTATAAGCCATATGGTCTTGAAGTTCCTGAGGGTGCTGTCCAGAACAGTTCATCAGGTTCATCAGTATCGGCTGCACCTACTCCAAAAGCTGCTCCAGCTCCGGCTCCAAAGCCTGCTCCTGCTCCAGCAGTAACAGTAGAGGAAGATGAAATTCCTTTTAAATCAAATGAAGAAGTAGAAGCAGAAGCAGCTTCTTCTGAACCAGCTGGCGCCGGTAAGGATGCTTCTGATATCTTGGCAATGATCCGCGCTCGTAAGAGTGACTAATCATCTGACTAACTTGGAGGGCAGAAATGCCCTCCCTTTTTAAACAATATGGAGTAGATTATGGCAAAAGCATTTGATGCGAGTAAATTTCGTAAATCAATTACAAAATCAGTTCCTGGTATGTCAATTGGGTTTCGTGACCCTGACACATGGATCTCAACAGGTAACTACTGTCTAAACAAGTTGATTAGTGGCGACTTTCATAAAGGTATCCCACTAGGTAAAGTAACAGTTCTAGCAGGTGAGAGCGGCGCAGGTAAGTCTTACATTGCATCAGGCAATGTAGTGAAGAACGCACAGGATCAAGGTATCTATGTGGTTCTTATTGACAGTGAAAACGCACTAGACAACTCTTGGCTAGAAGCACTTGGCGTAGATACAAGCGAAGACAAACTTCTTAAACTAAATGTAGCAATGATTGACGATGTTGCTAAAATCATTTCAGACTTTATGAAAGAGTATCGTGCTGATTATGGTGATGTAGATGAAGAAGACCGTCCTAAGGTTCTATTCGTACTCGACTCATTGGGTATGATGTTAACACCAACTGATGTTGACCAGTTCAATAAAGGTGATATGAAAGGCGACATGGGTCGTAAGCCTAAAGCACTATCTGCACTTGTTCGTAACTGTGTAAACATGTTCGGTGACTTCAATGTGGGTATGGTAGCGACTAATCACACATATGCATCACAAGATATGTTTGATCCTGACGATAAGATTTCAGGTGGTCAAGGCTTTATCTATGCGTCAAGTATTGTTATCGCTATGCGTAAGTTGAAACTGAAAACAGATGCAGACGGCAACAAGACATCACAAGTACACGGTATTCGTGCAGCATGTAAGATTATGAAAACACGATATGCTAAACCTTTTGAAAGCGTACAAGTAGAAATCCCTTACGAAACAGGTATGTCTCCTTATTCAGGTCTACTTGAATTCTTTGAAGCAAAAGGTCTTCTCGTTAAGCAAGGCAATCGTCTAAAATATATGACCAAATCTGGTGAAGAAATGATTGAGTTCCGTAAAAACTGGACTGATGAAAAACTAGATGTTATCATGGCAGAGTGGAATATG